GATGCACGACCATACATTAGACAGACAGCACCATTTCGTAAAGACCAGTTCGATAACCAAACAGAACCAGGCGAGCAATCTTTAACTGGATGGTGGATTAGAAGTCAATCATCTTTCCACGGTGGTACAGGTATTGTCTACTTCGACCCACAAACATCTGACCCATTTGGTCACTATCGTTTTGCAGATAGCAAGGGTGTAGATGTATTCAAGCAAGGTGAAGTTACTCTACTTAACAATGTAGAAGTAAACCACATAACTACTGGTCGCGTGCAATCCAATGGTCGACCATTCCAATCTGTTCGTTCTATCAAGTTCAATAACACTGAAGGTGTATTGCTCTGGGATGAATATGATGTGGACAAGATTGTTCCAGGAGCAGCACCTACTCACTTTATTGATTACAACGCTGGCACTGACAGTGCTGTATATGGAATCTGTGATGATGGTACAACAGCGTTCTGGATTACTAATACAGCAACCAAGAAGACTGTCTACAAGAAGCCTCTAACTGGCACCTCTGCATCTACTGCAGATGTTACAAAAATGTTTGATGAAATTGGAACAGTTGCTAACGCAACAATGGAGTATGTCAAAGAACGTATTGTATTGTGTGCTGACAATAAAGTATACGAGTTCTCATCATCTGCTGTCGCTATGCCAACTGCGGTCTATACACACCCATCAACTACGCACGTCTTTACGTCCGTGGCAGCCTCTGGTTCAGCAATCTATGTTGCTGGATACAATGGCATTCAGTCAACAATCATTAAGTTTACTCTTTCTACCGCTGGAGTTATGCCAACTCTTACATCAGCAGTTGTTGCAGCAGAACTGCCAGTAGGTGAAGTAGTCCATAAGATTTACTACTACCTAGGCTTTATGTTGATTGGAACCAACAAGGGTATTCGTGCTTCTGTTGTCTCAGATGTTGATGGCTCAATCAACTATGGTCCGCTCATTGTGGAAACAACTCAGCCTTGCTATGACTTTGCAGCACGTGACCGCTTTGTATGGTGCGCTACCTCTGTTGCTGGCGAGCCTGGAGTTATCCGTCTTGACCTAGGAACTGAACTAGAGCCACTGCGCTTTGCTTATGCAAATGATATTTATTATTCAGGTGTAACAAACCATATTACTACTGGCTGTGCATTCGTCAATGGTACTGAGCAACTAGCATTTACTACATCTGCTACTTCCGCAGGTACCATTGTTAATAAGGCATTGACTAGCAACGTGGCGACACTGACTACAAGCGCAGCCCATAGCCTAGCAGTGAGTGATTCAATCTGGGTTGAAGGCGTAGATGCTACATTTAATGGTGAACACACAGTAACAACTGTGCCAACTACCACTACATTTACATACGCCAAGACAGCAAGTGATGTTGCATCTACAGCAGTGACATCTGCTGCGGCAATTGTTGCAACTACTGGAAGTATTTACACTGAGGATTTAACTGAATTAATTCCTACTGGTTATCTAACCACAGGCAACATTCGTTATAACACACTTGAGAAGAAGAACTTCAAGCGACTACTAGGTCGCGGTAACTTTACCTATGGCTCTATGACACTCGATACAGTTGCCGAAGATGGAACAGAGTATGACGTTATTTCCTATGACGCAACAGTCGGTGCACCAGAGGTAACAACATCATCTCCTGCTGTCGCACAAGAGTACTTGGCTTATAAGTTTATTATGTACAGAGATGGAACAGACTCAAGCAAAGGTCCGCAGTTCAAGGGCTATCAAGCAAAGGCAACGATTGCTACTCCACGTCAGCGTGTGATGCAGTTCCCTGTCTATTGCTACGACATTGAGACCGACCGATACAACGTACTACTTGGATATGAAGGCAGAGCCTTTGACAAGATTCGTTTACTTGAAGACATCGAAGGCAACGGAGATGTTGTTACCTGGCAAGACCTAACAACTGGCGAATCTCGTCAGGCTGTTATTGAACAAGTTACGTTCACCCGTTTAACCCCACCAGATAAGCGCTTTGATGGCTTTGGTGGCGTACTACAAATAACTATCCGTACCGTATAACTCTTAGGAGCGCAAATGACCGCAGCAAATTGGGCTGGACTAATCGTATCTGTAATCGCAATCGTATCGGCATTTGCTGGTTCGGTGAGATGGTTAGTTAAGCATTACCTCTACGAACTTAAGCCCAATTCAGGCACAAGTTTAAAAGACTCCGTTATTAGATTAGAAGAAAAGGTAGAAATCCTTTATCAAATGATGTTACAAAGAGGGAAGAATGAATGAAACCTGTAGCCAAGAAAGCCACACCTGCTGCGATTGCTGTTTTAAGACAGGCGACAGCGTTAAAACCACTTCGCAAGAAAATATCAGATGGGCTACTTCCTTCTGCTGCCCACCAAAAAGCCAGTCCTGATTCTGACCACAACACAGGGTATGCAGTTGATTTAACCCACGACCCCGAAAGTGGGGTTGACTGTAGTGACATATTTGAAAAACTTAAAGAAGACAAACGAGTTAAGTACCTTATTTTCAACAAGAAGATTTGGTCGAAGGACAAGGCTCGTCTTGGAAATCGCGCTTATACTGGTAGCAACTCGCACACAAAGCACCTTCACATTTCTATTAACGATGGTTATGGTGACGATACTAGTCCTTGGTTCTGGTGGATGAACCAACCTAAGACTCTTAATCAGGTTATTGCCAGTTTGACTGCAATGCCTGCAAAGAAAGCATATAAGACAGAAGTTTGCACCTGCTGTAAATTACACGGGGCAAAGTCCTAATCCTATAGGAGGATACAATGGAGCAATTCAAACAACTAGCACTATCTTGGTTTCGTGCTGCGGCGGCTGCCGTGGTCGCCATCTATATGACTGGCGAGACTAACCCAAAGACTCTCGCTGCAGCAGCACTCGCTGGTGTGGCTGGTCCAGTCCTTAAATGGCTAGACCCATCCGCTACAGAGTTTGGTCGCGGTTCAAAGTAATACCCTTTATACGCCTTCCAAGGCGGTTTTAAGACACTTAGACCCTCAGGTCATAGGATTACCTATGGCTTGGGGGTCTTTTTGTCATTTCTATGGCGTGTCTAAAACTTGCATTAGGGGTAGGTTATGTGTATACTCAGATTATTAATTAAATTATTAATTAATATAAGGCGCGAAGCGCCGATATTATATATATATATAATTATATAATAATAACTAAATAGATTTACATAGTTCTCCCTTATTGAGTACCCTCCTGTCCTCTAAGGGAGGACTATGTAACAACTTAAGACAGGAGAAGTCAATGGTTAAACTGGATTCATACGAACTGCCAGCACATATATCCTACTCAGCATTTACCACTTACCTTACTTGTGGGTATCAGTATTACCTAGGTCGGTTACTTAAAGTTCCAGAGGAACCATCTATCTGGTCAGCAGGCGGACGAGCATTTCACTTAGCAGCAGAATTGTGGGACATCGAAAATGGTTAACACTTACTGGCAGACTGCCTGGTCTAAAGAAACTGAAGGACTTAATTTTGAGACTGCTCGTAGAGCAGGAAGAGCAACCAAGGATAACCCGAACAAAGAAGACGGTGCTTGGTGGTATGACCAAGGTTCCAAGTGGGTAGACAACTACATACTTTGGCGCAAGAACAACCCTAGTTGGAAACTTTGGACAACACCTCAGGGTGCCAAGGCTATCGAGTTAGAGTTAAACCCAGTTATTTCTGGGGTACCAGTGAAGATGTTCATTGACAGAATCTTTGAGGTTGACGGTAAGTTAGTTATCGTTGACTTGAAGACCTCTCGTGCACGTCCTCAGTCTGACCTTCAGTTGGGCTTTTACAAAATAGGAGTCGAGATAATGCTGGGTGTTGAAGTCAATCTAGGAAACTACTGGATGTCTCGTGAGTCGGGGACAGGAGAGATGATTGACCTAAGTAGGTATACCTTAGACACGCTTGAATACTTTGTTGATGGCTTTGACAAAGCACGTAAGGCTGGTATATTTCTACCGAACCTACAATCGTGCAATTTCTGTGGACTCACAGAACATTGCCAATTCACGAAGGAAAAATAAATGCTCAAAGTAAATACACTAACAGCACAAGATGTGTTGGTAGCACTTGAAATGAAACTCATTACACAGGATGAAGCACGCGAAGCACTTGGCTTTGCAGTTACTAAGGAGGATAAGTAATGGCAGAAGATTGGAAGTTACAGGTCTCTTACAAGACCAATGGTGGGGATATGGTAAATGTCCGTGCTAATACTGCAGATGAACTTAGCGTATTGCTAGAGGGAATCTCTGATTACTCAACACAGATTGCAGCAACAGGAAGAATGCTTAACGGTGCAAGTGTGGTAGCCCCTTTGGGGACGCCTACTTCAACTCCCGCGCAGCAAGCAACTCCTACCTTCGTAACCGCCCCGACAGCGGAAGCATCAGGTACTACCCCAACGTGTCTACACGGGGAGCGAAAGTTCCTATCGGGAATCAGCAAGAAGAACGGCAAGCCATATCGGATGTGGGTTTGTCAGCAACCGCAAGACCAGGGTCAATGCACACCAGTCAACGGTTAAACCTAGATATATAATAAGAATTGGTAGAGGGGTATTTATTAGGGGAAGATATTTACCCCTCTTCCAACTTAAGACAGGAGAATGCAATGGAAAAAACAATTAAATATTTATTGCAAGAAGCATACGTCGATGGTTACAAAGATGCTTGTGAATCAATAGCACAGAAGATTGAAAAATTACCAGTTGAAAGTTCAACTACCAACGCAGTAGGTATGAAGTCTATTGCCATAAAAGTTGCACGAGGTAAGCAGTGAGAACTCTTGTACGCTCAGTAGGTAGAGCAGACATTGGTGGCGAACCATTACCTGCAGTCTTTCGCTCACTTGATTCAAACAAAATTATATTTCGTAGAGCAGAAGTCTCTATGCTTGCAGGAACACCAGGTGTGGGAAAGTCCACTCTGGCACTGGCTTTAGCCCTTAAAATGAAAGTCCCATCTCTTTACATTTCAGCAGATACTAACGCACACACTATGGCTATGCGTCTTGCATCAATGATTAGCGGTAAGAATCAGACTGATGTTGAGACACTAATGAATAGTGATTATGGATGGACTAAGGCAACTCTTACTAGAGGTTCACACATTGTCTGGTCATTTGAATCTTCTCCCACACTGCAAGATATAGACGAAGAGGTTCAAGCCTTTGAAGAATTGTGGGGATGTCCACCTACTGCAATCTTTGTGGACAATTTAATGGACATTGCCACAGATGGTGGTGAAGAGTTTGCATCTATGCGTGCAATTATGAAGGAGTTGAAGTACCTTGCTCGTGCTACTAACGCCGCTATTATTATTTTGCATCATACTTCTGAGGCTGTACCTGGGAATCCTTGCCAACCTCGCTCTGCTCTTCAAGGTAAAGTCGCGCAACTTCCTGCTCTTATTTGTACTCTTGGAGTTGTTGGTACTTCTATGGCTATTGCCCCTGTAAAGAATAGATACGGAAGAGCAGATGCAAACGGTGATTTGCTAGCGTGGCTAGCATTTAACCCTGAGTATATGTTTATGGACGACATACCAGAGAACTCATAGGAGAGAAATGATTAGAGAAGAAGAAGACGATAGAACTCAAGAGATGCGTGCATTTGTTTTACTTGAACTTAAACAAGAGACTGCTAAGTTAATTGAAAAGATTGAATCAGCCAAGATTCCAATCACTGATGAGTGGACTGAAGGTGTTAACGCTGGGTTAGGTTGGGCAGTACGTATCCTCAAGAAGGATAAGAGTGTCTCTTAGTGTGGACTTATGCACTCAGTACAACTGAGGAAGCAACTGCTGTCGAAGTAGGTTATCAACGACAGAAGCCATACTTTGGTGACCCAACTAGAAACATTAACTACTCAGAGGGTGACCTATGGGAGATGTGGCAACACGTTGTATGTGCGGGTTCAGAGTTAGCGTTTGCGCGGATGGTTGGTAAGAAAGATT